TTTTTGTTAATGTCATTTTGTTCCCTTTCTGTTCTTGGGGTTCATTTGTTCCCCTCTGTCCCTATTTTGTACCATGAAAAGCATACAAAAGAAAAGCCTTTTCGCATGTGTAATTAATATAATTACCGGGCCAGCTCTCGGGTTATCTCGGGCCATATCAAAAAGAAAAAAATACCCAACACAAAACAGAGACACATAACCCGCCCAGCTCGGGCCGGGTGCCAGCTCGGGGCCATGGGTTGCCATGGGTTCGATAGTCTCTTGCGTTGCTAGGCCCGGCGCGGTTTTTGCCTAGGCCCGTGCCCGGCATTGTGCCCGGCCCGGTGCCGGGTGGCCCCCGGTGTTCGGTCATGATACGCCGGCGCCGACCCCCAGAGGGGGATTTTGCTGTCATCCCCCTCGATATTACCTCTTCAGATTTTTGTGCAATTTTTCATTACCTATCTGTAAGAGTTAATCCAACTGTTTCCTCCAGCCTTCCCACGGCCTCCTACAGCCGCCCTCATGAACTTATCCAGCTCATCATCGAGCTTCTTTTGTCTGACATCAGCCATCCCACGGATCTCATCCTGAGCCATCTGTTCAACCCAGTAGTTCACCGCAATAGACAATGCGTCTAACCTATCGTCATGCTTGAGGGCACCACGGTCATAGGTGACACGGGTAAGCTGGTAGACCAGCGTCTTGGTATACTTGTTCTCAGCGTCATATCTCTGAGCCGTCTTATAGTCATCTTCAACGACACTCGAGTCCACTATGAGCTTATGCCTAGCCATGACGGGTTCTATGGTGTCAATGATCCGTCGTTCCTTCTGTGTCGAATGCTTGACCTCTTCGACCATGCAGGGATGCACCTTGTTAAGTACAGGCTTCATGAGCTGGGTAAACATACCGTCACCAAAGTTGGCCTCAGTGATAATAGCGTTGACCTTCTCCTCCTTAGCCATCTCAGCTAGCTTGGTGAGGGTCTCATTGTCATAACCGCCTTGGAAGCCACCACATCGTCTGACATAAAGAAAACCATTAAGCATCTTCACCACAGCATAGCCTGTCTCGTCCTTACCACGACCAGCAGGGTCAATAGCTAAGACTGAGCCTGTGTACTCCCCAAATTCACTTGAGGTACTCCTTGGGTGGTAGAAGCGGTCTCCAGCCATCGCTAGGTTCGGTAGGTCTTTCCATTGCTTCTCAGGGTCTGGCATCCAGTGTACGTCCATTGGTGCCTTGTCTACGGATGTATGCATGACAATCAAGTCACGTATCTTGAGGGGATATCTCTCGAGGTCACTGAGCTGGGTATTGAGCATGAACTGTAGGGAGAAGCCAGCCTTGCCGTATTCTGCCTTACGTTCAGCCAAGTCCATGTCGGTGAATCTTAAAGGGTCTGTAGATGCCCCTTCAGAGACCGTAGACAGCCTCTTGATGTACGGGGCTAGTCCACTACCATACTTGTCCATCTCTTCATCTGTAGGCATCAGGGCAGGCCATATACGGGAAGTGAATGTCTCAGGTAGCTTGTTGTAGATACTGTCCTCAGTCTGAGGGGTTCCCAAGTAAATCACTCGGGCTTCCTTCTTAGGCTTCAAGATAGCTGAGAACTCTCGAGTACGCTCTAGGAGCTTCTCTCGCATATCTGCTGTAGCTGAGTTATTCAATACCTCAACGTCATCAGCAATGATGATATCAGCACGTGTACCTGTGATCTGCCCGGTGATACCCACAGACTTCACTGAGGGTGACTGATCGGGTTCAGCAGGGGCTACATCGAATTCAATCTTAGATTGCCTCTGGTTGTCTTTAGGTATTAGGTGCTTCAAGACCTCCATCTGATTCACTAGGTTCAGGGTAAAGGTGGTGAAGTTATCTGACCTGTTCTTGGAAGCTGAGACAACCAGTATTTTTTTCTGAGGGTCTCTGAGTAACTCCCAGAGAACATAGGCTGACGTAATGAAGGACTTACCAACCCCACGGAAAGCCTGTACACAGATTTTAGCCTCTCCGTCCTGTAAGAACTGGGCTATGTCATATTGGACAGGGGTGGGGTCAGGTAACTTGATCTCTTTCCATACTAGGTAGAGAAACTTCCTGAAGTCCTCCTTGATCGGTCTTAGGGGGTCGTTAATCGCTCTAGGAGACTCACTGACAGCCTCTAGAGGGGTCTGGGGTATGGTTACACCAGATTGACCCTCTTTCTTCTGTAGGGGCTTCTGAGAGCCTTTAGCCTTCTTAGGCATTATCTTTCTTCTTAATAGCGAAGCCGCCCTTCTTAGCTCTCATTTTTGCGTAGGTCTTAGAGTCTACCGTTGAGTTCTTCTTAGACCGACTTGTGCCAGCCTTCTTACGCTTGTTCATATTTTCATATAATGACATTAACAGTTCCACCTTCTCATTGATGCTCTGGCTCGTTCTGCATTCTTGGAGCGTTTCACAACGCCGCCCATTCGGGCACAGAATGATTTCTTACGACCAGCATCTGCTTTTGTTTTTGGATTGGGGGCAGGGGCTTTGAGGTTACTCCCGGTCTCCCGGTTGTACTTGGCTCGACCTTTAGCCGTTAAGCCAGCTCCTGCTTTTGTAGAGAGCTTCTCGCCCTTCTTAATTGACAGATTGGTTCCCATCAGAGTCCTCCTCGAAGTCTGGTAGGGAAGCCATCAGCTTGCCTATGTTGTTATCGACAGAGGGGACTGCCTCGATACCATTGTCCTTTAGGAACTTAATAGCGGCACTTAGTTCTGCCGGGGAGGCTTCACCTGACTTGACACGACCTAATAGCTCTTGGGCTACAGCGTCGTGCAGGGTGGATAGCAGGGCTTCTGATGCTCTACTCATTGCCATTCTCCTGTGCGAATCTGTTCGGTCACATCGATGGCCCGTTGGCCTACTTGGTTAGCCCAGCGACTCTGTAGGAATTCCTCCGAGGCCATATCGTAACTTCCGTCCTTTAGCAGAGCCATTGCGTTTACGAACTTGCAGACTGTCCCTATCCCTACGTTGAAGGTGAAGTTGATAAGGGCTGCTAAACGTACCTCGTCGAGGTCTTGAGTCCACGGGAAGTAGGTTGCGAGTTGGCTCTTGGCTTCCTCGATGTCGTTTAGTAACAGCATCTCTGCTTCTTGTTCCGAGATGCCTATGTCGTCTAAGTTCCGTCCTACGCCTATGCTGAGTTTGCCAGATGTGCATGTATAAGGTTTTAACCGAAGTCCCTCATGTAACTTTAGTTGTGCTATAAGTTGCTTCATAATTACTTAAACTTCCTGTGCGCCAACGATGGTGCAGTCATAGGTTACTGAATTCCAATGACCATCTGTGGGTAGATCTTCATGCAATAATTTTACTTCTATGCACTCAGGTTCTTTTTCAAACCATTGTACTGTTTGGGTTGCACAAGAGGTGTCTGAGCAAACTGTCAGAAGCAACGTCCAAATTATTTGAGTCATAACTACTTTTTCTTCAGCATCTTGGCTGCTTGGCCTACACCTTTGATTCCAAAGCTGCTGCTGATCGCAATAAATAATAAATATGTGTACCATTCAGGTAGCGTGGAAAGGACATTGAATCCTTCTTGGACTCTCTCAGGAACCCAATAGACCGCTATGGCTGGCGCAAGGAGGACGCATAAAGCAAACTCGTCTTTCCAGCTTCCATCACTAGCTTTAATCGCTTCGTTTTCCCACTCACCGTCCTGTAACGCTTTGGTGGTCTGTGCTTGAATCTTGGCAACTTCCAGTTTTTGCTTGGCAACCGCTTTCTCCTTTTTCGATGACATGTAGCCACCAGCAAGATCCACGGCTGCGCTTATTAAACTCCCCCAAATCATAACCGAGTCCCTTTCAATGGAATGCAGCGGTATGCTTTTGGCATTAAGCTACCTCGGTTGATCATTATGATGTCGCCACGCATCTCCAAAGCCCGTTCAGTACATTTCTCATAAGTGTCGTAGACATCTCTAGAGTGGTACTCGTAGCAAACGTCAGGGGAGCTGACGGCACATGCTAATACTATTACTTTAAACATTTAATATAATCCTTTAAGCCACGCCACATACCACACAAGAGAAGCAAGGCCAGTGATGACAATCCCGGCTACGGAACACCATGTGATCATCTGCTCTCTCTTGTATGCACGGAGTCTTAGCTCGGCTTGTATCCTAGCTCTTTCGTTAGCTATTTCTGCTTGCAGCCTTTCCCATTGCCCCGGCTTTCCATAAAGCTGGAAAACACTGCGAAGCTCTTTACGCATATCGTCTAGCTTTTCTTTCTTGAAATGCTTTTCGATGGCACTGTCTTCGGCAAGGGAAAATCTTGAGTTTTTCTTTTTAGATGCACCAAATTGAAGTTCTGCTTCTCCTTGGGCATATTTTGAGATTGACGAACTAAGGCTGCTTAAATCTTTGCCGATTTGGACGGCCTTCATAATTGCAGCATGACCAGCAGAAACAGCCGCAAAAGCGGATACTGGGTCAATCATAGTGATGACCTCCATTCATATAGATTTTAGGGGGATTAAATTTTACTAATTAAAGTAGCAGCGAGGCCAACGACAATAACCGTTGACCCCATAATCATTGCTTCTAAACGCCACATGCGTTTATCAAGGCTTTCTAGCTTACCATGCACCATCTCATAGCGCACCGCACATTCTTTTTCGTGTGCTTCTAACTCTAGTTCTACCTTTAGGGCGGGGCTGACTGACTGTTCCATCTTCATCACGCAGCGATTTCCATAATATGAAATTTACCACCAGTACCATATCCAGATTCGTTAAGAGTGTGATCCACACCGCCTTGAAGGGAAGCAGCTTCTAGATGATATGTTATTGCATTAGTCGTATTAGGAGTATCCACAAAACTATCTGTCTCATAAACCATCATTCTTGAAGAATTATATAAATTATGTGAAGTTCCATATGATGCAGCAGTTGGAGTTTGAATTACCGTTGAGTCTCTTAGTAATCTTACACCTACCCCTGACCAAGTTTGACCGGATACATCTTGAACGTAAATGTGATTAGTGTAAGTAATTAAAAAATTACTATTAGCTAATTTAGGTGTAATAGTTAATGACATCCCTGCAATATCCATATAGTTATTATTAGTGCTAGATGGATTTGTTGTACCAGTTGAAGTTGTAGTCAAAACCTGTAAAACCTTGCCACCAACACCCGCTGGTAACGCAGAGACTGCGGTAAGAGACTGATTGTTTAATTTTATAAGTGCCATTAGTCTTTCACTCCATAAATCTTTAACTTAACAGTAGTTACATTTCCTGTACTGTATGCCAGTCTCATGCCTGTGATTTTGGTGTGAGTTGTAGCATCCAAAACATTCATAGAATGTGTTGAACTTAAAGTGGTATTGTCAGCAGTGCATAAATTACTTATAACTGTTGGAAACCCATCTGAACCAAAATTAGCACAATGAATAGTTCCACTGCTTTTGTGTGCAGCAACTGCGCCAGAGTTTAATAGTATGTTACTAGTATTTAGAGAGTTTACATATCCACTAATACCAATCTTACTAGCTGTGGAATGATAATTGTTTCCCGAAGTAATCACACCATCTCGTTCCAGCCTCAATCTTAAATCTCGACCAGTCGATGATGATCCTGTTATATTTTCAACAAAGATAATAAAATTAGAATACCCAGTGTAATCCATACTCCAAGTAAATGTGCTTGCTGATGTTGTATCATTAATTGTTGCAAGCTTTACATAGTCTGAAGTAGGGATAGGGAGATTGGTTAGAGAAGAACCATCAATCGCTGGCAATGCACCAGTCAACTTTGACGCCGCCATTGTGTCAATCTTAGCATCAGTAACAGCACCATTACCTAGTTTAGCTGTTGTAATAGCACCATCAGTAACGCTACCCACACCCAGCACATCACCAAGAGCCACAACAAAGTCAATGCTGTCAGAGGCTGTCAGTGCGCTGTCAAATACTAGGTTGCTGCCTGATACTGTAAAGCTGTCTTGAGGTGCTTGGATCACACCGTTGAGAGAGACCAGCAGTTGGTTAGCAGTCTCTGGATAGTATGCCGCAGAACCTAGCGTAAGAGCGTAGGTAGCGGTAGCAGAGGCAGTCAGGTTGTCCAGCTTGTGGAACCCACCGCCTACAGGGGATTTACCTATGTAGGGCATTATGCTAAGTCTCCATTATACTGTAGGCCTAAACCAACACCACTAGACGCAACGTCTGAGATGCTACTACTGCTAGATACCAAAATGTGAGCAAAACTTGAAGTAGTTATACCACCATCTGAAGAGTAACTTCCTAAAATTCTGTTATATCCCCCATCACCAGCAGCAGCTATTGATGTATTATCGAAACTATTTGTAAAATTAGCTTCTGGCCTTCCGCTGCCATTGTCTGTCATAGTGCTAATATTAAGTGAATTATCTGGAACGTGTGTTGTTTTATCTGTTGTAAAAAGCCACGCCTTCGCCAAACCCTGCACAACATTAGTGGTAGCTGCCCCACCCTCAGATGGCGCAGTGGTAGACGCAGTGATTTCACCAGCACCTGTTACAGTGCCAGTGAACGCATAGTCATCAGTAAGGTCTACGCCTTCTGCTATGATTTTAGATAAAGCCATTTGTGTAATCCTTCCTTATGCGTAAGGATTGTCACCAAGTGTGGCAGTATCCCAAGCAGCTTTAAGTTCTGTGATGGTAGACGCTGAAGCAATAGATGCATTAGCTGGTGCATCACGCAGTGCGTTCTTAGCAGCAGCAATAGCTGTAGTATCAGCACCTGTTTCTAGTGCCTTCATCAGTTCTACGTCTTTGGCTTCAAGTAAAGGCGCACGTGCTTCACGTACT